CGATGAAGGTTGGATCGAAGTCAACTAACTTCTTTCCGTTGGGAGGTTCTATGTAGGATGCTGTGAGCATACCTGCTGACCAGATTAAAACTGCAATCTTAACTACAGTTTCGACACGATTACCTTCTTTTTCTTCTTGTTCTTCCATGTGTAAAAGGCAACTACCTAAAAGTGTGAGGAGATAGCGTTTGAAGGCTAAGTATAGGTAGTCATGTCAAAATTAGCAAATATTGGTATGTTTGGAAAGTAACACAAAAATTATGTCTAAGTTTCTAATTGGATTGTTTATCAAGTTTGGTAAATCTGAATCCTTACGCAAGGCTGCCTTATCTCTTTTGAAAGATTTGGTTTCCAAATCTGATAACGATATAGACGATGCCATCGTAAAGATGATTGAAGAAAAATTATTTCCAGTCAAATGACTAGCAAAAGTTTCTTTGATATAGAATTTGAAAATCCACCACCAGAGTTAGAATTATCTGTTGAACTGCGATGCAGAGAAGTAATGCAGAGTAATGACTTTGATAACGTAAAAAGATACTGCACTCATCTCATAAGGCATCAAATGAAGCAAGATATATTCTTAGCAGGTATGTTGGGTCGTTTAGCAGAACTAGAAGCTCTTAATGTTATAAAAGAAATGAGAGAAGAAAAATTAAGAAAAAAGAAAACTATTGGTCGTCAGATAAAGAAGATCTTTCGTATTCCTTAATTTCTTTAGTTGTGAAGTCCTTCACCTGTAATCTTGGAATTTTATTAATTTCATAGTTATGTTTAACAATAGCAGTCCTTATATGGTCACTAACCCAATCCCCATCGTGAACTGTAAGGTCTGCTCTAAAATCTTTAGTTATGTATATCTTGTGATCCACCCCACGAAGCTCTACGTCCAGCAATAATCTTACTAATCTTTTTCTTCTGTTGTCTTGCAAAAACTTTAATTTTTTGCCAGATTGTGTTTCCTCTCGCTTCATTTTCTAGTTCACTAATTCGTTTGTTAATAGCATCATATCTTACACAATATTCCTTCATATCCATATTTTCAAAAAAATACTGCCTCTCTAATTCTGCAAGCTGGTGCTGATAGTTTTCTATTAAATCTTTGCTATCCATTTAATCCATATTTTTCAATTAATGCCTTAATAACTTCTCTAGGTAAAAGATCTTCAAGAATGGGATCAGCCCAACCACCAGGAGGCATCATTATTAATTTGCCTTTAGGTGGTTCTAAATCTTTCTGCCATGTTACTTCCCATAAAATACTTCCTGAGTTCATTATGTCATCATTCGGTGTTGCTGTTACTGCAATCATTGTTTTGATTTCCTACCCTGTATTCTGCGTTCTACAGATTCTCTCCACATCAATTCGTCTTTAGCTTCAGCCACCTTGTATGTTGTGCTTGGATATATACGTTCCAACTCCTTATACGCTACTTTTCTAACCCAGGCTGTACCACGGATACCCTCTTTTTCTGCCTGCTCCTCTATAAGTTCTGATCTGTTTGGGTCGATCAGCACTTGATAGTAACTCTTGTTTCCGTGTTTTAATGTCATCTAATACATTACTCTTGTACTACTCTACCACCAAAAAGGAAAATCGGCTGCCTCTATTTGCTTTTTCTTATACTTTTTTCTAGCATCTCTTCTTTTCTGTGATTTACCTGAACGTATCTCTATAGCTGACTTTAAATATTCTATTGCACTAGCTAAATCTTTATTAGTGGCTTTAGGGATCTGTTTATATAGATCCCTCATAAGATTAGCCCTTATATCATCTTGCATAACACATCTGACTCTTGTAGTATTCTACTTAGTCTTAGACCAGTATTCAATGAGCAGCTTCAATTCATCAATGCGTTTCAAAGCTGCTTGAATTTTTTGTTCTGTTGTCAATGCACCTCACTCCATTTGTCGCCAACGGATACTTCTGCTAATGCTGGAACGTCACCCAACCATTTCGCTTCTGCTTTCTCCATTGTTTCTTTTAGGATTTCAGCCCATTCATTAGCAATATCTTCTTTGACTAAAAGAATCAATTCGTCATGCACGGCTGCTGCAATCCTTACCTTATCTTCACCTATATCTTTGACTTTGGCCCATAAGTTACCCAATGCACATTTTAATATCGCAGCACCAGCACCCTGAATCGGAGTATTACATCTAACAGTAGTCCTGTTTAGATCACCTTTCAAGAACCTACGCATATTAGATACTGGAACTCTAGTCTCAGCCCACTCATCATTCTCTGTGGCTCGTGATGTATAGTTCATCTCCTGCTGCCAATCCCGAATACCGTTATATGTAGTAAGCCAGTTGTCACGAATCTCAATAGCCTGTTGCTGTGACATAACCACACCACTACTACCAGCATATTTTCTAAGACCATCTGCTCCTGCACCATACAGCAGACCAAAGTTCGCAGACTTAGCTATCTGTCTATCGCATCCCATCTGATTAGCGGTATAGTCGTGCAGATCTTCACCTCTTCTAAATGCAGCAGTCATATTCTTATCTCTAGCTAACGCAGCAGCCAACCTAAGTTCCATCTGTGAAAAGTCAGCATCAACTATTTTCCATCCTTCAGGTGCTTGAACACACTGCCTAAACTCTGAATCTCTGGGTATCTGCTGATTATTAGGTTTGATACTGGACATCCTGCCTGTATCTGCACCAAGCTGCATATAAGATGCTCTAACAAATCCATCATCTGACATCTTATCCTGTATGCTCTCTATCATCTGCCTACGTTTTTCTCTACGTTTCCAAGTCATGAGTGTTTGGATCGTTGGTGAGTCGGCAGCACAATTCTTCAAAGCATCTTTAGCAACACTAGGTTTACCATCACCATTTACAGGAGTGTAACCGAGCACCAATTCAAGTTTTTCTAGCAGTTGTTTAGAGCTTTTAATATTAAATCCTGCATATTTTTTAGTACCTAATCTGACTGAGCCTTCGTCTTTCGCACGTAAATTAAACGAACCATCATCATTTCGTGGTAGCTTCTTACCCTCTGGTAAATCATTATCAAGTTCTCTGATAAATTCATTACCTAACTCTTTGATGTCATCTTCGTAATCAACACGACATTGCTGTAGTTCTTCACGATTCCAGGGTAATCCTGTCCTCCACATCTGAGCCATTGCTGGAAGTGCCCGACACTCTAGGATGTATGCCCTGTCTAATCTGGCAGTTCGTATCTTCTGATCTAGTACCTGATCCAGTTCAAGTAGTACTTCAATATCTTTGGCAGCGTATGTAAGTTGTTCTTTAGATAGAGTTTCTGCACCCCAATCTGACTTTTGCTGTTCTTTAGATACATCCATGTTTAGCTGTCTTTTAGCTAGTGCATCTAACCCATGTTTAGTCTGTGGAATACCATTAGTCAGTAGTCTGCTGGCTAACATACTGCATCTAACAAAACCAGCAGGATATATGCCGTGTTCCTGCAACCAGCCCAAATCAAATACTGCGTTATGTGCCAACCAGAACCTATTGGTACAACTAAAAAAATCTTCTATATAGTTCCAATCATTCTTTTCTAATTCAAAGCAGTCTATAACTACGATGGTTCGTGAAGAGTAGCAACCCAACTGTAATAGTCGGAGCTTACCTTCTTCTGGTTGTAGTTGTAATGTTTCTGTATCGAACGCAATACTGTGTGCTGTGTGTAATCTTTTAAGTTCCTCTATTCCATAATAGACAGAGTATTCTTGTTTGGTCATTGTTGAGGTCATAAGGTGAACCTGAAATATATGCTCTATTACTGTAGCACATTAGTCTAGCTTGTCCAATGCCTTATTTTCTTCTGCAATACTTCTACATCTAAAGGTGTAAAGATAGACACGTCCATACCGTAACAGACAGCCTGCAGGACTTGAGAATGAAAATATTCACGCTCATAATATTCTACTTGGTTTACTGTTACCACTTTCCGTCTATCTGCATCATATTCTGTGTATCTAACAGTGGCTAATGGACTATTTTCTGTGGGGTATTTTTCCTCAAAAATAGTGACATTTATATTTCTGTTGCTCAACTACTATTCCTCCCAGAATTTTTCGTTTTTCTCTATATACCCACGGGGGTCTGTGTATAAACCCTCTTCCGTTCCAGTGGAGTCGTTTTCAACAACAATCGGTTTTGTATTAACCTCCTCTTTGTATAAACCTCCCTCCGATCCAGGGGTTTTTACAAAACTAGGGTTTTTACAAAAGTCATTGTTGTTCAAATCCGTTCCAGTATCTACATTATTAGGTTTATACACACCATTACGGGGTATATCGCGCGGGAGAGACGTAAAAGACTTTGGTAATTCCTTACCTACTGCTTTATAAAATTTGGATGGTCTACCTCCTCTACTTTTTATTTTTGGAACGTCTACTTCTTCAATTAATTTCTGATCCTCTAATTTATTAACGCTGTACACTATGGCCCGTTTCCTATGAGAACCACCTACTGTATCGTGTTCAACCAAGTCTTTAACGCACCAAGCTTTAGGTTCTGTTCTCATCAAACGCAATATATCCAAAGTATGTTTGTTTGGAGTGTCTACAATAACTTCTTCTGTACGGTCTGGTGCAGGGCTTATAGAGTACGAGTAATCAGGTAATAGGGTAAATATCATACGAAGCCCTTCACGGTCCTCTCTGGACTTCTCAACGCTAACTAATCTGCTATTTGCTGTAAGACCCATCTCAGCAGCATCATTCATAGATAACTTACGCATATTCCATGTCTCATCCACTGCATTTTTAATCGCAGTAGTACCTCTAAACTTACCTTCTTTGGTGTTGTGATGAATAATAATTATCGAACAAGCTGGAAAGTCCTGTCCATTACGTCTAACAAGTTTCTTGATAGGTAACGCATACTCTCTCCTGTTCTCTTCATAAGGGTTGCTGTCATTACAACCATCTAAACTATCAATAATTATCAGATCATACGCATACTTATTCTGCATCTTTTTAAATCTGCTGTACCACTGCATATCCCACTCAGTAATCACTCTGACATTTTTATCACAGCCAATCAACTTCATCTGTCTACGCAATATCCTCTCGTTCTGATCTCCATTCAACCAAAGAACCTTACCAGTTGGTACGTTTACTAATCCTCCATAAACATTAAAAGCCTTACCATGTCCAATGTGCTTGGCAATCGTCTGACACATAGCAGTTTTACCAGTACCACCATCTGCATGAACCAACAGAGTCCACGGTTTAGGTAACAACCCAGGAATCAAATACTCAAAAGGTGTGTCATCCAACTCATCAGGAGTCAGAGGTTTCTGCCCTTTAGTCCTGTTAAACATTTCATGGGTATCAACTAACCTCTCAATCTCAGCAGCATTACCCCTCTTAGCTTCAATAGCTAATTTATGGACCGCCTGATTATGCAACGCAGGGTTTTCATTCTTAGGATCATTGTCAATCTCGATATATCGCTGTATCAGATCCTCACCATCTAGTATCTCTTCTTTGTAGCGAAGCGGAATAGCCTCTACATCTTCAATTAATTTATCTAACCCAACCTGTTTAAATCTCTTTCTATCTGGATCGACCTTATCTGCCAACTCAATAAGGTGAGACATATTATATCTCGCACCATCATTCCTCCATGTTGCGTACCATCTAGCAGCACAAGGATCTTCACCCTCTTCCCAACAATGCTCATAATCAGGATCTCTCCTACTCCACTCAGTCCATAACTCCAAGCCCTCTATCCCAGGCAACTCATTATTTATCATCGCCCCTATCTCCCACCAGTAATGCTCATGGTTAGGGCCTTTATATCCGATAACACTCAAGCAACCACTAATAATTGCAATTCTCTCTTCTTTAGTACGCTTACTCCATCTGTTATCCACATACTTAATATCAACATCCTGATTATTCTTCTTGTACTGATCCTTCATACGAGACAGCAACCATTCTGGAGCGTCTGGTACAGCAAACAAATCACCCTCTAATTTATATTCACCTTTACCAATACTATCCTTGTAATACTCACCAGCTATAACACCCTGTCCTCCCCACAAAACTTCCCAACCTTCCTGTCCAGCAGCAGTCTGACTAATAGACGCAACCTCAGTTACAAGATCCTGCGGAACTCTAAATAAAAACTTTGCAGCATTTTTACGAAGCGAAGTAACCTTTGGAGCGTTCTTTAAATCCTTACCCCATTTCTTTTCAATAACACCTAAGTTTCTATCCACATCAAATATCACAAGACCATCTGACTTCTGACCTGTAAATACACCAATAGCTTTGAACTTATCGGGCTCTCTTTCAATCATCAGAGCCGAATCATTTACTGTAAGTTCTTCTTTCCACGCTCTACCAAACGGCACTTTTCCATCAGAATATCTATCTGGACTTGATTCGTTACGCTTTGGTAACAAAACTCCCTGTGCATATATCGGACAAGTCAACCAGCTTAACGGAATTTCTGGAACGAAACTTTTTCCACTCATGTGTTACAATACCTCTTGTAGACTATATGTTTAAACCCTCAAGAATCTCCACTCTTGGGGGTTTTTTTATTATATAGCATTGACATTAGTTTGTCGATGTACTACAATAGTAAGGCAACTTAGGCTACTATAGCCAACACGCATTATGCCTTTCATTTCAGCAAAAGCCAGAGAAGATGCTGCCTCATCAGGTAGTACAAAAGACGGCTACTTAAATCCTTCTAGCATAAAAAGCGGACAAAAAGTTCGTTTTACTTTATTAGCTGAAGAGCCTTTCATGTTCTACGAACTATGGGGCAATGACGTTAATGATCCCCAAAAAAGAAAGCCTTTCAGGTTTCTGGAAGATCCAACTCCAGAGGATATATCTGTAAAACTTGGTAACACTTTTGTGAGATCTCTCAGCAGAGATGGCAAGGGCAACGAACCAAGCAGGATAGCACACGCAGTCCCTATCTATAACTACGATTTGGAACGTGTTCAAGTATTCTCATGGACACAAAAAACCATTACACAGGCACTAGATAACATAAGTCAATTAGAAGATTACTCTGATTCGATGACTGAATGTGACTTTTACCTATCTCGTGATGGTGAAGGTACAGACACACGCTATACCGTACAGGCTGCCCCAAAGAAAAAGGCAATGGCAAAAACTGTCGATGCTGAATGGGACACAGCACAGGACGAAGGTTTTGATTTATCAAGACTGATAGACGGTGGAGATCCATTCAAAGAATCGGAGGACTAAACCGCCATTCATAGAGTCAAACTATTCGGGCATCATACTTTGGGGACAACTTAGTATGTGTAAGCCCCGATAGCATTGACTCTTTTTTATTTTGCTGTATATTAATTATGGGATCGTGTATTTATTATCCATTCATGGGAACGCTAGACAAACAAAACGCACTAGCCGAACTACGCAAATGGACTCTCATCCAAGATAATAGTGGACCGCACAGAGTCTACCGAGATAAAGAAAATAATGTATATCATTCAGTTACCCATATACTAAAAGAAACCGCAGCCCAACACACTAAAGATGCACTTGAAAAGTGGCTTCAAAGGTCAGATTCTATTTTGGAGCGTGACATTGCTTGCGAAAGAGGTCGTCTCGCACATAGCCACGCAGAATTTATTCTCAAACTCGCAGCCAAATTCGCCAGACAGAACGCAAACAAACGCGGAATATGGAGGACTGGATCGGATGGATTGGAACGCTGTCCGAAAAAAGTCACGCAATGGGGCTTACAAAAAGCAGCCGAATCCGCACCTCGTGTTAGCTGGAGTGCGTCAGGCTACGCAAGAGGTCTACGATCATTCATCCTGGATCGTGTAACCGCCATTCATGCCGTAGAATTTAGCGTATATAAAAAGGGCTACGGATTTGCTGGCACAGCAGACGCTCTACTGGATATTGATGGAGACGGCCCATTCATAGTAGATTGGAAAACAGCTAAAGAAGTCAGGTCAGATGACATGATAGAACAATTCTGCCATCAGCTTGGAGCGTATAGTATTGGACTCGAAAGTCTCACAGGTATAAAACCAAAATACGGGGCAGTTGTGGTAGCCCGCAGAAGTGGCAAACCACAAGTAAAGCTCCTCAATTCCTTAGAATTAGAAGGAGCTAAAAGTATGTTTTTACAAAGAGTGGATCGTTACAACAAACAACTCAAAGAGTTAGCAGTAGTTTAAATATAATTATTTTCTTCTATATGAGTAATTTCAGAATTATGTAGTTCAATATCGTACTGTCTAAGGTACTTATCTTTAAGAAGTTGAATGTACTCTTCTTGTGTGTTGGCTCGCATAGTATTGTACGCAAACTCAACTTTAATTATGGAAGTAAAAGTTTTCATTTTTCTAGTTTAAAAAAGTGGTACTCTATTACATCACAGGCTAAAACCCCAAAGTTTTCAGCATCATGGAACGTCATAAAATGAGTATCAATGTACCCATTTTCATCAGCACGAACAAAAACTGTATTAAAGTCCAGTTCTTTTTTGTAATAGTCTATAAAATTAGTAATTTCCTTATAATCTTCGGGATAGGAAAAACTTGAATAATCTCCGTTAATCAACGCAGATGCCCAAAAATCAGGCAGTTTTAATGAAATAATTTCAGTAGTTTTCATGGTTGTAAATAAGGGTGGTCTACATTAACTATTGTATAACATTATCTATGGATCGCTAGTCATTGACATAAATCCTCGAACTGTTTTTGTACTTTTTCAGCTATAGAATCTTTATCTAAATCAGATTCTTGTATATCCTTAAAACCTATTTCTTTAAGTCTTTGTATGGATCGTTGAACTTCCTGCTCAAATAAATTTTCAAGAAGTTCATCATTCTGTTGGTTACTCATAATCTTCTTCAGCATTGGATCGTAAAATATCACCAATATGGTCATATTCTGTCAGATAGTCTTTAACTTCCTGATCGCTACAAGAACATATATAATTTTCTAGTATGTTGTCCAACGTATCAGACTCACTAGAATTTATTACCTCATTTTCTACAGTCTCCTGTAGGTGTTGGTGCATATATTCTCTGAGAGTATCAATGTCTATTGTCTCACAGGGATTAGGTAGTTGTTGTGTTGGATCGTACATTACTTAAACCTCATCAGGTAGTTCGCATGATATATCCCATAAAACTATGGAATTGTCATGC